GAAAGAGGTAATACACACCCCTTATCTTCTTCTAAGAAGTTTTCCAAGTCTATATTAAAAACTAAATCTTGATATATAATTCCTTTCATGAAATCCAATGGAGCTAAATCAACACCAGCAGCATTCAATATATAATACGTGTCGTCCTCTGGAATAAAAACTCTTAATCTAAAATTAACTCTATCTAAGTCTGAGTACTCCACTCCACCATCAAAAGTTACTGTGTATTTAGTAGAGAAACCATCATCATCTTGTTCACCAACTATAAAGTTACAATGATGACTTCTTCCTTCAAACCTTGCAGATAAAACAGGATCTTGAAATGATATTGGCTCACCATCCCTATCAACTCTAAATCTTCCATTTATTATTATTAGATTTTTATCCATTATAAGTTAAGAACTCCAGGTTGTTGAACATAAAGTATTATTCCATCTCCTATTTTTATATATCTATCCACGTCTATACCATAATCTCCACTAGTCACCCAATCACCATTTATAAAAACAGCTGTTACGTTTTCATCAGATTCATCTTCTTTTTGTCCATTTAAAATAACCACACTATCGAATTCATTAAAACAAGGTTTTTCTTCACATGTTTCATATTCATACGCATCATTTAAAATTTCAAAAAAGTTATAATTTAATCTAATAAATTCTCTTGGATAAGATATAGTGTTTACACCAGAGTGAATATCTATGGTTGTTGAGGCAATAATTGTGTCCTCTATATCCTCTCTATATAAACAAGAACCATCATCTATCTCTGAATAAATATCAAAATTTAATGCAAATGTGTCGGTGCAACCTTCAACTCTAGCAACATCAGTGATTCTAAAATTTACTAAATTTGTATCAACTTCTTCGTCATCAGTGTTAAGGATGATTTCGTATTCACCTATTAAATCTTCCTCAACTTGATTTCTTAAATCAAATACAAAAGATTTATAAAAACTAGTGCCACTATCTAGATTTGAAAATTCTTTTATTGTTTCACCTGTTAATTTATTTATTATCACAACTGAATATCCCACTCCTGCTACTTCACTTATTAAATTTGTTTGATAAAATATTTCAATTTCATTTGTTGTGCTTATATCAAATTCTTGATTATCAATAGGATATATTGTCCAATAAAAGTTTTTTTCTAAATTATAATTATCATCTCTTTCTCTTAATCTACTTATTATCCAATTTCTAAAATATATCATTTCTTCATCATAATTTCTTCCAAATCTATACCATCGTAAAAAGTCTCTATCTATGGCTTTATTTTCTTTAAATATATTATAATTATCATTAATGTAAGAAGTCACGTTTTCCATAGATAATATATTTTCTCTAAGTTCTTTATATCTTTTTCCAATATAATCCAATTGTGGATTATCATTTGGAAAACTACATGCACCATCTTGAGATGGTGATGGTTCAATATCATAAGATCTCCAAAGAGTAGGTGCACCCGTTGGCCAATATCCATATATACAAACAAAATCTAACCAAAATCCAGGTTGACTAAATGTATATTCGCTTAATGTAGTCCCTTGATATTCATTATCAAACGAACCATATGCATGATTGAAGTCCCACGTTGGTCCCATGTAAATTTTACTAATTTGGTCGTAGTCTTCATAATTATCACTTTCAATATCAAGACAACTTGAGTCATCATCATTTTTACAAATATCAAAGTACCAATATTGACTCCTACTAAATCCCTCTCTATTAAGAGCAAAATCTTGTAAATGATAATAATCTATAAATCCATTTATATCTAATAAATCTGTATTACAGGTATTTAAAATTCCATCCCATAAACACCTTTCATCATCATTACATTGAGTGCTATCTGTTATCTGTCGACATTCAAATATACTTCTTTCTGCAGTTTGAACTATTGATTTTATTGAACTTCTCATTAAAGGTGTGAGTTCATCATCTTTGTAATCTGGTTCATAATACTCATATTTTGTTCTACCATCAACACCTACAAATAAAGAATTTATACCGTGTTCTGCACCACTTTCAACTTTAATAACAACTTCAGAATCTTTTTCTGTTCCATTAATATTCATTCTGTTGTTATTACCTTTTTCAGGTTTGTCCATGAAAACATAAATACCTTTATATTTTCCATTTATAATTAATTCAACGTACTTTGTTTTTATAAAAGGTCTGTTTCTACCCTCACGTTGTCCCTCTCCAGCTTGTCTCCAAAGTTCATATGATAATGCATTTTTCATCATTGTTTTGTCTCGATAAGGACCAAGTACAACAAAATCTTCAGCTAATCTAAAATAACAGTCTTCATAATCAACTTCAGCCTCAGGATTAAAGTCATTACAAAATAATGAATAAGCTAATTCAGCATCATCAGTTTGAGGTCTTGGTTTATTACCGTCTTGTAACTCTATACTGAATTGTTTTTTAGCAAATCCTCTATGTGAAAAACCTCTAACTTCAATTCCAATTTTATGTTCAGATTGTGGCTCATCATTTATATTATTAACAATACCCTCACCTTTGTATAATATCTTCATGTGAGCTGCTGTTTTGGGTTCATCTTGATAAGTCTCACCATCTATACAATCAACAAAACATCCTGCATTACAATCAGTAATGTTTTCATAATATCTATGTTTATAATAATCAGGATGATTTATATTTTCCCAAATATCATCACTATCCTCACATGGATATATGTATTGTTCACCTGTCCCACATACTCCTTCACATATTTGGTCTTCTTCATTATACACACAAGTTGGTTCATCATTACAATTTTCTTCATTTATATAAAAACAAAAATTATTAAATAATTGAGAATTTTTATAAGATCCTTGATAAATTATTTCATTAAAATAATATAATTCATTTTCAGCATAAGGACCTGGACAATAATACCAACCAAATCCACATTTACCTTCAGATTCAGTAGCATTTGAATTATATTCTGAAGAACTAGGATCTGCAGGAGTGTTTGGTACAAATCCTGGATCTCCATTATAATATTGTTCATCCGTTTGACAATCATTACGAGTGGTATCAATGATTACAATTGGTAATTCACTTTCTTCAAAATCTAATTGAAAGTCATTAAACGTGTCGTTAAAATCTATTCTTTGTTCATTGTAAATATAAACTTGTCTTGGTTTATCCGTTTCAAACGAACCTGTGAATAATCCTGAAATGTTTTTTATATATTTTATATAATAATATTCAAAGAAATCTCCTAAATTTAAATCAAATATATCAATTGTATAAACATCTCCAGACTCAGTCATGTCATATATTCTTTCTTCATTTGTTATTAAATTTACAATCACAAGTTTCATCTCTAAAACTTCTGGAAAGTTTACACTATCATAATTAACATTAAAAGTATATAACGGGTCAAATGTGTATTCACACGAACCATCATTAAAATTACTATTTGGATTATAATTTATTGCCAAGGAATCATTACAATAAGAAGGTGTGGTGATGTTAGCACCACAAGTGTTTTCACCTTCTAACCAAAATTCTTTTTTCATGTTCCTAATATTGTGGTCAATCCATAAAATTCTAGCTTCAACCCATTGTTTTAAATATTCAATTTCCTCATCATAAGTTGTGGGTAGGTTTACGTCTGGTAATGAATCATCGTAAAAATATCCTTCAATTTCAACTGTTCTAAATATTTCACTAAATGAACCCCATCTATCAAAATTATAAAAGAAATCATTTTTGAATTTATTTTTTTTATCATCAATATCAGAAATTATATTATCTATATCAAAAACTTGTCCTGGTGCTCTTAATTCATTATATCTTTCTATTACTGAATTGTAAGTTTCATCTTGAGTTCTTAATATTTGTAAAAATGATTTGTTTAAATTACCCTCATACTCACGTGTTCTCCAATCTGAATTTAAGTCTTTAAAAAGCCAGTAAGAAACGTGGTCACCTATCACTCTATTATCATTGTAAATATGTTCCTCATTACATTGTAATTGATAATTTAATGGTTGATTTGGTATTTGAAAACTATAATTAAAATTAAAATACTCAGAATAAAATGAAGATTGTGGATTTAATGATAATTCACTTAGTAAAAACGTATCAATTGCTAAAGGTAAATCAATTTGTTCAACTTCTTGAACCACCCCACATTGAGAACAAACTGTTGAAATTTGAGATGAACTTGGGTGTGTGGCACAACATAAATTAAAATCATTACCTAATTCCTCATAGTCACCAGTGTCACATACATGATAAACTCCTTGCATACCACTACTACCTTCGGGTTGAGATCCTCCAGTAAAATCATTTGGAACTTTAAAATAAATTAATTCACCCAATGATAAATCATGGTCATTATTATCTGTATCATTTCCTTCAGAGTCAACTTTTTGTAATCTAATCCTTAAACTACCGTTATTTTTACTCCTAACATAATAAACATAACCTATAAAATTTTCAGTGGTTTGATTCCATTCCTCATCAACTGTTGCTGTCCAAATTTCAGCACCATTACATTCCTCTACAACTTCAGTATAAGAACCTCCGTCACAGTCCCAATCACCGTTATAACTTGGTGCATAACAATTGAGACCATCTGGTTGACATTCACAATTTAGTCCATCTTCGGATATAAATGTTGATAAATCAATTCCTATGTCTTGTTCTTTTAAATAATAAACTCCTTCATAAGTTTCTTGAAATACTTTATCTAAATAACTAGTATTTAAACTATCATTTAAACTCTCACATGCTTCATCTCCATTAATAAAATAAGAAATTGCTTCATCAGTATTAAAACCTTCACCTAGCTCAAAAGATACGTTTCTAGCATCCCACATTAACACTGGTTGACTTATTCCAGGAGGTGGAACATCACAAATAACCCTATACGAGTATTGAGGAATATTTGGAGGAATAGTTACATCACATGGTATAGAGGTTGGACTCCAATCATCAGTTCCTGAATATCCTTCATATTCTTGTTTTCGTTCTATGTAGTTACATCCTATTCCAGTGTCAAACCCAACATAATTTTGTGTATATCTTCCTTGACCATTTGTAATAAGATTTTTTGTATTGTTGAAAAAGTAATCTTGATAATAATGAACTAATTCACCTGAAGGAGGATTATATCCCATATCAAAAAACATCTCTCTAGCAAGTTGATTTTTAATTAATGAAAAATCATCCACAATGGGATCTAAAATCCATTGAGTGTTTAGTGGTAATCCAAATAAAGAAAAGTCATTTTCAGGCTCTAGTCTTAATTCATAAGAATGTTTCGTTATACCGAATTGTAAATTTTCTTCACTAACCATCATGTTTGATAAATTAATTTTTTCCGTTGAAGTATCGGTTAATGAATTAAATAATTTATTTTTAAACGTAGGACCATCGTATTGTACTTCTAAACTACCAGATGACATGTTACCAGTGTGTTTAACTATAGGTAAATAAGTTGATACCTTGTCTGTGGTTATGGGATTGTTTATGAAATAAGAATTACCTAAAATTTCTGAATTTTCAATACCTTCTGTACAATATTCAGTAATGGAATCATCTGTGCACAAATACCCATAATGTGAAGATTCATCATAATCAGCAGGACCTTCATAACTTTTTTTGTAATCATAAAAATAATCAACATCCGGAACAACGTATTGTTGTACTCCAACCCCAACTCCTCTGAAAAATAATTCTCTTTCATTTAGTTCAGAAATTTCAATACCATCAGGTCGTATTATTTTATAAAAATATTTAATATAAGTATATGGAGTAAATTGATTAGTTATATAGAATAAATAAGATTTATAAGGTGTAATATCTTTATCGTCAAATGGAGATGGATTTGGTAAACTCATCACTTCACAATTATAATCCACACTAAACTCACCATCTTGACCATAATTTTTTAAACAAATTTGAACTTCATATCCATTATCAAAGTCAATCATGTTATTAATGTATGGTAACATTGTGAATAAATCTAATCTAAAAAACACCTCTCCATCTCTTCCTTCACCAGTTGATTTATTAATGGTATCAGAAGGATCACTACCTACATAATTACAATAACTATCAGATGAAGTGTTTACACTCGGGTCAAAAGTAAAAGCTGTTTCATCCAAACAACCAAAGGTTAAAGTTAAATCAAAATTACAAGAACCATCATCTATTGTTGCATCAGGATTATAATTGCTTGCTGTTGTGTATGTGCATCCTGGTATTTCTTCAGATTCTACATAGTCCTCACAGTTTTCAAAGGGACAAATTTCAATACCATTACCACAATCAATTATCTCACCATAGCCATCATCAAATGGACAAAGACCACACCCATCTTTAAATCCTTGACAATTACAATCAACATCATGATCTTCATCTAAACATTGACCATTGCAATCAAAACCCTCATATCCATAAATGTCTATTGGATATTCACATGAACCATCATTTATTTCTGCGTTAGAAATGTAATTACAAGCCGGTCCAACATGTCCTACTGGTCTATTTGGAAAATTCGGGTCGTCTCCATCATCTGTGCATCCTGGAATTCCTGGATAAATACATTCTTCGAAAGGGTGTTGAGCATCTTCAACGGCATTTGGATTATAATTTTCCGCATTTATATTCATACAACCAGCACATCTTTGTGTATATTGAAAATCTTGTACAATATCCACCATCCAATCTGGAACTTCCGGATTTTCATTAGTTACACATGAAGTAATCTCATCAGGACAAACATACTCAGGACCTAGAGTAGAATCTGGACATGTCGCACATCCACCAGTAAGACCAATACTAATACTACAACAATCAGGTCCTAATCCAAAGTCTGTGCAACAATTTCCACATCCATCTTCACTTAATCCTGTGGGACAAGATCTTTGACTTGGAGATTGTTCTACTCCAAAGCACCATGGTAAATCATCAAGACAAAAATTATTATCTTCTATTTCAAACTGTCCTTCACCAATTATCCCATCATTATAATCATTACCAGAAACAGTTGATATATCAAATAGATTACATATTGAAGCAGGTATTGTTGTACTTAATTTATTATTTTGTACATTAATTTCTTGTAAAACAATTTCATTAATATCATTTCGCATGTTTCCAAGACATATTGGAAATGAACCAATAAGTTCATTATTTGATAAATCAATCGATTCTAAATATATTAAATCACATATTTGTTCAGGAATTTCACCGGTTAATCCACTATTTGATAAATTTAAAAATTCTGTATCATCAATATTATAACACTGACCATATAGTTCAACTTCTTCACCCTCAATACAGAGGGATGGGCATGGTGGATTAGTTTCATTTAGAATATTATCAATCAATGATACTATATCAAGGATGTCTACATTATTATCAAAATTTAAATCAGTAATACAAATTTGTTCATCTGTGAGACTATCGTCTATAATACCATCCATTAATCCAACCACATCTAAAACATTTACAGATGTATCTTGATTAAAATCACCTAATATGTAATCAGTACCACACTCTCCTACTAAATCATAACATGGTGTTCTTGTCGAATAACTAAAGGATTGATATTCATTTGAGTTAATTAAATTTAAAAGTTCATTTAAAGTGTTAATTATTTTATTTTTGGACGTTGATTTATTTGTATAATCATAATAATAATCAATATTATTTATTAATGTTTGTATATTAGAAAGTGCACTCTGTTTCTTTTGGAATGAAAGTGTTGTTATTCTGTCATTTCCGTTACCGTTAGGCATAGTAACCTCTCTTAAACCTTATAACCACGAGCTCTAAGTAAGTCGCTCCTTGAAATAATTTCCACTTTACATCTTGCACCATATCCAGAAAAAGACGTATATTGACCGGATCCAGGATCTTGATTCCCTCTCCAAAAATCAGGATTAAAATCACAATCTATTGTGTTTTGATTATAATCAGGATGAAAATAATTAACAGGTGTGCACGAACCATCTCTATTAAAAGAACCATCTTCATCAATGTTTGGATTATATGTTGCAACAATGAAGTACCACTCTCTAAAATCAATTGGAACTCTTGTAAAAGTTAATCTACCAGCATCTGGTGAATCACCTTCCTCTACACTTGTCTGCCTTGCATATCCACCATTGTATGAAATACCAACATGTGAATCCCTTAAAGTTTCACTCTCATCATTTTCTCTAACGGATAATTTAAGAAAACGTTCAACATTATTATCTGAAAAAAATGGTAGTTGAGTATCTTGTGTATAAACAAATTGTTCTTCTACAAAATTTCCATAAGTTGTTGTAGAGTCTACATTTTGAAAAACATCATCTTCATTTATAACAAATGTCTCCAATGAAAAACCAAATGGAAGAGTTTCTCTCATCGGATTACCAAAATTAAATAATGTTCCCTCTGATACTTTATCTAAAAATCTAACCCACATTGTAATGGTAAAACCTGTTTCTAAATAAGTTGGATTGTTTGGATTTAATCCTTCAATGTAATCATCAGATGTACTTCTAATAATAATACCTTGATTCAAATCTCTAAATTTTAAAAATCCATCAGAGTTATTTTCGTAAGTTGGTCTCTCATCTTGAGGAACAAAAGGAGATTCATCAATATCTTGTAAATATTCATTCAATTGATCTCTTAAAGATTGCATTGTTTTACCAGAATTAGCCGTATTAGCTGTGGCATTTAATCTAGTTATAAATGATTCCTCTATAGGTATTACGTTTTCTTGACCTTGAAAGTCTTGAGCCCATGATATGTCGTGTGTCGCTGAATAATCATTAGCACTAAAATTATCATCTACAAAACCATCAGGTAATGGGTTATCAGGAGTGCCAGATCCTGATATGTCAAATATAGGAACTTCTCCTTTTAATTCATCCCACTCACTAAAAAAACGATTAATTCTTTCTTGTCTTGTTAATTGACTTGGTAAAAGTTCAAATATCGTTGTATCTAAAAATTCATTAGCTTGATTGGTGTCTATATCAGAAACTTGTTGTTCAATGTTCATGAATTGACTTACATTGATAGGATTCGTAGTCGTTCCCTCATCATCAATTGGTAAAGATAATAATGACGTGATGTCAAGACCTGTATTATATTGAGTTGTGCTAAATAGAATTATATTACCACCACCATTAACTTCAATAGAAAAATCTTCATCACCTATGTTTCCAACTATTTCACTTAATGTTGCACCATTAGGATTAGTTCCAAATGTTAAACTTAAATCTTCTTTATTAGCATCAACATCTTTTTCATAAAGTATTAACTTTTCAAGGTTAGTTCTACCAACTGTAATAATACCATTTTTTATTGTTTTTTGGTTACCAGCTACTATATTTGGATCAACAAATTCACTTGTTATTAATGCATCCGCTATAGCATCTAAAACTTCTTCAAGTCTTTGATTTAATAATAAATCCTGTTCTGCCTGAGTGGCCATGTTTAACTTCTCCTAACTATAAATTCAAAATCATTATCAAATATTTGTTCTTGACCATCGTCATATTTTATTTTTATTAAAATTTTATAAGCCCTATCAGGATAAAAACCGTTTAAAAATTGAATAAAATATGGACTTTCAGAATCACAACTTAGTTTTGTATAACTAACTCCTTGATTATCTTCAAATGGAACTACAAACTCATCGGTTGCCATGTCCTTGATAGCATATGAACCACTACCCTCTGGTATGAATGAACCTGATATGGTTTGAACTGATGTTGAAAAAGTTTTTTGAATATATCTTTTTCTAGCACCTATTCTAAATTTTACTTTTTCATTTTCTCTATATTTTTCTCTCATACCTCTCATATATAAAAAGTTATCAGCTAATCCACTCATTGTTAGTTCAGTTAATGAACCAGTGTTTGAACCAGTACACGGTAAGTGGTCGTCCCAACGTACTTCTAATCTTGGAGAAAAAATAGTGTGAGTATTTCTTGAAAAGAATTTTAGATGTCCAAAAGTTTCTGAATCTGTTTCTTGACTACCACTAAAACGAATTAACATTCCATAATTTTCAATGGAACTATTTAACCACATGTTTACCATATCGGTTACATCAACATTAACATCAGGAGACTGATTTGCAAATGATTGAACTGATGAGCTACCAATAGTTGTTACGGTAACACCAGCATTACTCCAAGTTAATTCATTACCACCAATTGGATTACTACGATTTTCCCAACTACACCCATTTGTGTTTTTTGGAGATACTCCAAATTTACCAGTCCCCTCAACCCAAGATTGTGAGATTGGTTGAATATGTAATTTATATTCTTCAGTTAATTCAGCATTACCCTCAGATTCATAAAGTCTTAAATAATATTTTGCATCAGAAGCTATAGTTCCGTCTGATACTGATTTAGATAATTCAGTGAATTCATCTCCACTAAAGTTAACTAATGCTCTTGTTTGATGGTCAAATGAATTGTTATAAAAAAACTTTTTGACTTCAAGTATTTGGTCTCTTCCAAAGTTTTGGTCTCTGAAAGATTCACCTGTCACAGTTGATGAACCACTTGAAATCCATGTATCTTGAGATGGAAAAATAAAATGATGCATTATCTAACGACTCCTTTTATATTTTGGTTAGGGTTTTTAAGTTCAAACACTCCAGGATTTTTTGGTGATGGTGGTAATATAACTCCATCAACAAATGCCTCACCTGGTGAAAAATCATATTTAAATCCATAACCATTTGTTCCACCACCATCTATTTGATATCCACCAAGTCCATCATTTTCAGTTTCGTCAAAAGAATATCTATAAAGTGGACTATCAAAACTTGGTTTATCGTCACTGGAAACTTTATAATCTTCATACTGTGAAATGGTTACATGATTTACAGATAATACTCCGTCAATTTGCATTAATTCATATTCAAGTTTAGGAGTAAAAATAGGTTGACTGAACTGCATTTTTTCTATCTTAAAATAATCTTTAATTTTTTGAATACATAATAATTTAACTTGATTTTTATCTGCATATTTATGAGCCACAACATCAAAAAATACTCCAAAGTTAATTATGAAACCATCTATAATATTTATAAAATCTGTAAGTATTCTAAAATTATCTAAATATTGTTTTATATTATTTTTTAGAATAAATGGTATAGAATCTGCAGTCCCTAATTGTTCAGCTACAGGATTACCTACCAGTTGTTTATTTTTATCATAAGCTAAAATATGTATATTTATTGCACCTAAGTTTGATGGACTATCTAGAACACTATCTGGTATCTCGGTTAGTAATCGACTAATATTATTAGAAGCTCCTGTTGCTCCTAACATAGCAGTAATTCTTTCTATAGCAAAATCGATTGCAAATTGGGCTGATTCTTCAGAGGTAAGAGTAGATTGAATATCAGCCAACTGATTGTTTAATTGAGTTAACTCATTTTCAATATTTTGTTTAGAAGCTTGAATATCATAATACTCAACGTCTAAGTTTTCTCTTGAAACATATACCTTTGCAATATTTCCAAACTTTGATGGTATGTTTAATACTCTTGCTTCATAATCTTCTTTTGTTACACATCTATTTTGAGTTGAAAAGAACGCTCTTGCTTTCTCTCTTATTTCTTCGGTGCTCTCTTCATCTCTACCACCCCTAGCAGGTGTTGCATTGTTTGCATTGATTAAAGTAGCACCAGAATCTCCACCTATGACTGTTACCGTGGTGGAGTCAATATTAGTTAAATCTCCAGCAGATACGTTTGATGATATTCCCCCACCAACTCTATAAGTTATAACAAGTGTGGTTTGAGATGGGGATTCCCCTAATGTGGAGTACTCATCACCAAGAAGTGGATCTATAGCTTGATTTAAATCACCTGATTGACCAGGAATAATAATTCCAGCCTGTTCTAAATCTATAAATTGTTCTCCGATTGTTGAACCATTTCTTAAAATACCATTACCAAATACTAATGAAGTTGTATTATCAACATTAGTTTCACGAACAAATCTTTTAGATGTATTTATATAACTCAATGAGTATGGAACTGGAACATCAGTGACAAAACTTGAACCATCAAGATTATAATAAGCACTGTCTCTATTTTCATCTGATGTATAATGTGTTGGAATTGGAACTTTATCTTGTGCAAGAAAGTCCACTTCATACCAATTATTTCCATTTGAATCCACACATGAAATTATATCAACCACATCAGTGTCAGGTAAATTTAACTTTAAAAACTTTTGAGGACTACCTATGGTAAAAGCCTTTGTTTTAGTTTGACCACTAACTGCTCTAACTGTTCTAGACAATTGATACGATGATATTATTCCAGTACTATTATTTACTGAAAGAACATTTCTAGTATCTGTAGAAGATGTTACAGAAAAATCAACAACATCAAGTGTTTCAAAAATTATATCAGAATTAGTTAATGAACTAACTTGAATCCCCTTACCAAAGACACCAGCATCTGAATAATCTATAATGGATGGGTTTGATGTGTCAGCATTGACCTCCGATGTAAAAGTTAAGTCAACGTATGCGGGAACTATTGGTTTTACTTTATAACCAAACATTTTAGCCATGTTTATTATATTTCTTCGTTCCTCAGCTAATGGTAGTAACATCTCACGATATTGCTGGTCAATATAAAATGACATTACGTCTCCAACGTAAGCTGACATTTCAAGTAGCATCATACCAGGAGATGTTTCATTAAAGTCCTTGTAAGTATTTGGGAAATAAGATTTAGCATATCTTACTAAAGAATTTTTAATTTGACCAAAATCTTTATTTAAATATTCTACGTTTGTTTCTTTAAAGTCTTTTTTGTCATATGACGGCATTATTTTTCTCCATTAATATCCACCAGTTCCAGTATTATTTACACCAGAGTTATTTTCATCTTGTGTAACCACTATTTGAACAGAATCTAACGTATTAGGATCTTGTGCAATACTAAATACAATATTTATTTTTATTGTGTTTACTGAAACACTAGAATCCTCGTCAGTTGTTCTAATATCTATTTCTTGTATTTGAACAAATGGTAACCAAAATGAAAACTTATCAACAATATCAGCTTCAATTTGTCTCCTAGTGTCTTCCTCTATTTGTTCAAATAAAAGTTCTCTTAAATTTAAACCCAATCTAGGTTGCATCAATCTTTCACCTTGTTGAGTGTTTATTAAATTTCTTATATTGTTTTTAACAGCTTCAATTGTAGTAGACGTTGATGCGAAAAATCCCTCTGGACCATTTGATTTATGAATTGGTAAATCTAGTCCAATAAAAACATCTGTTTTATTATCATTAATGTATGGTTTTCTATCAATATCTTTTATTGCCATTATAATAAGTCCTCATTATCCTCTCTAAAAAATTTTACTGTTGTATGTGTTCTTTGACCATCTTCATCTTCTACATTAAATAATTTAACACTATCTGGATCTTGACCTACATAAGTGTATCCAGTAGACTCCACAACTCCTTTATTTTTTGTGTTTGAAGAACTGGTTTTTCCATCTTTATTTAAATCAAGTTCAGGTAATCTAGCACCCTCTTCGGATATATTTCCAATGGTTTTTTTTATAACATCATCTATGATTCTCACAAGTTGTTCTTGTCCAATAGCAGTTGCTACTTTACTAAGAGTATCAATCAATGGTTTTTGTGGTTGATACAAAGTATCTGGTTCAACACTAACTATCTGTTCAGGTATTTTAAAGTCCTCGATGATAACGGGTGCTGCAAATTCAGTTATTCTAAATTCAGCATTTTCTAAAAATTTTACAATAGCTTCTTTTGTAAGTTCAGCCTCAATCTCTATGGAATCAGTCATTTCAACGGTTGAACTATCAGTCAATAATTTTAACGACTCAATTTTAGCATTTATTAAATCTTCTTTTAATCCCATTATTATCTTCCGTGTTTCATTTTAGATTTTTCTTCACTTTTTTTCAATACTTCTCTATAATCTTTTTTTAAGAAATCTGGTGTTTGACCATCAACACTTATA